CATACCCCAACCAGGAGCGTCTATGGCCGTATCGTACGTTATTCCAGCCTATCTCTTTATGAGTGCTTTTGCTCATAAACAGCCGGCTTTCGGTATCTATCTTCGATTATCCGATCGAGTTAAAATGCTCAATCGGCTTTTCGATGCTGATCCCGAAGGAAATATGTCGATACACCGTAGATTCTTTCTGGTTAACAATATTGCCAAAGAAACACATTCAACATCGCTTATTAGCGGCTGGCGTTGTGGGACTGTAGGACCCGCAAGGATCCTAGTTGTTCCTCAGCTAACCGCTATGACGATGGTGAAGAATGCCTTTGATGCCGTCCTGCTGTTTAGGGACGAAATCGCTGGCGTGCGTTTCTTTGTCGAGGGTGATGAAGCGGGTGTCTTTAGCACCGAGCTTTACGCTCGTGGCCAACATTTACGGCCAAGTGGAGTAGACAATGGCATACACTAAGGTTACATCTACGTCGCAAACTTTTTATCTACGCACCAGAACGATGCCCCATGTCTTTAGCGATTTAAGTTCTAAGCTTTTTAAACTTGAACGCACAAGAACTGGGAACTATCTGCCTGGTTGGCGCAAGCTAATTAGTGAGCACCGTAATGCGACCACTGTGATGTCAGGTGTTTACGAGAGTTTTGCTTACTCTCGGATGTTAGCGACGGTTCTTAAGTTGCGTGACACAGGTGGGCCTGGTCCTGAGCATACCGACTACGTGTATTCTAACGGAGCCGCTGCCCAGATACGCTACCTTCCTGGCACGTTGCACACGAACCCCGATATCGTCACCACTGTTGCGCAGAGCCGGGCACGCCAATTAGCTTTCAAAAAGATACGTGATGCACAATTCTCCATGTCTGGAGGAACGTTCATCGGCGAACTTGGAGAGGCTATTCGCATGCTCCGTCACCCTGCAGAAGGCCTTCGGAAAGCATTGAAGTCTGATTACCTTGATAAGCTTAAAGCTATCAAGAAAAAGGACCCAAATCGCTGGAAGAAGGCTATCTCGCAGTCGTGGCTCGAGGGTTGCTTCGGCTGGAGGCCTTTCATTAATGACCTTGAGGACGCTGTTAAGGCGTACAAAGAGGCTACTAATGTTGACCGAAACCAGTATCAGAAGATTCGCGCAGTTGGAAAAGACCAACTGGAGATCGATCTGATTACGGATGATAGGTTTAGTCTTGGTGGACTTTTCCCCCATATGGGGTGGAAGCACACCTATGACGAAGCCTTTTGTATCATACGTAGCGAAGTAAAGCGCGAGTTGAATGTGACCGCTGCAGGTAGGGCTCGTATTTTCGGGCTAACACCTGAAGAGTTCGTACCTACTGCTTGGGAATTACTCCCGTGGTCCTTTCTCGTGGATTATTTCACCAATGTTGGTGATATCTTAGCTGCCGGTGCAACTGACACTAGTAGACTAGCTTGGATTGAGCAGTCTGTTGTTGCCATACGCAATATTGAAGCGTTGGTGCAACCAGACGTACTCACATGCAAGCAAATCAACGGTGCCAATTACATAGGCGCACTAGGGAATCCAGGCTCTTTTCTTTACAAAAGGAGAATCGTAACTCGCTCGGTCCCGTCCACGTTAAGTCTTCCTGACTTTACGTTGGAGTTTCCGGGTAGTCCAATCAAGCAGTTAAACTGCCTTGCTCTTTGGACACAAGCGAATTCGATGAATCCTCAAGATGCCCGTAAACTCAGGGGGCGAACATTTCGTTAGCCTTTGTTGAGAGAACGGGTCCAGAGGGCTTTTATTTTAGCTCTCTCCTTTCATTGGAGTTTTCTGATGGCTGTAACACTTACGTCCCCGATTACGGGGCTTGCGCAGACTGGTCTTACGTCACCCACCTATACGCATGTAGCTGACACGGCGCCCGATAGTAATGGGCGTCAAGTGGCAGTTACGGCACTTGGTGGAACGCAGACCGGGGTTATCACACATAGTGTGGCAGCGCCTTTCACGTTAACGGTTGTCCGACCCAAGGTATTTAAATCCCTTGGGAAAGCCAATCCGGTGACGGGTCTGATCAGTAACGTACCGAAGAACGTGTACAAGTTTATCACCCGTAAGGGTGTCTCACCGCTCGCTGGTCAACCTTATTCAACAATGCTGATCACCACGATTATTGAGGTGCCAGCAGGTGCTGATTTGGCTGATGCAGCGAATGTGAGGGCGGCTTTGTCCGCTCACTTTGGTAGCCTTAGCCAGCAGTCTGCTGGTTTTGGCGATACCTCAGTAACGGGTATTATGTAAATAATGCCCCGTGGCCAATCCGCTACTTGTCATCACTGTCATCGGGGAAATCCTGAAGACAGCAGTCATGGCTCTACGTCGCTCAAAGTCTTCGTCCCGGCGAAAGCCGAAGACAAAGGTCAGAGTAACGAAGAAGTCATAACGGTTCTTTACGTTACTACTCTAAAGGTGCTACTATGCATAGTTCTGCTGGTAACCTCTCTGCACTTCTTGACGCCGATCTTATCAGCAATGGTTGGGACGGTTCAGTCGAACCTTACCCCGGGATAACTGTTAGGCAGGTAGCCTTTCAGTCCCTCCGGAATAGCTTATTAAAGAAGTTTCACAATAATAAGCGACTTCCTGATTGTGATGCGGCTGCACTCGAAAAGTTCGAAACAGTGAACGCTTCTTGTGCTTCGTATCACGAGGATGTTTCAACCGCTGATGAGCTCTTGTGGACGGCTATCGGGGAAGCCAAAAGCTTCATCGATAGATTCTGCCACCCACAAGGGTTGCCGCTCCTTACTCTTGCTACAATTGAGCGAGGAATGGCATTTGGGCGCGGTGCGAATATTGGAGCTAAAAGTGGCGATCCTTATGGAAAGCTTGCAATTAGTTCCCTTACTTACACCGACCCGGCGTTGCCTGTTTTATTCAGGCATTCCTTGGATGGTCGGATGCTCTGGATCGAGCAAGAGCAATTTCGATCTAAGAACTATCCTACTTCCGAGGTACAAGGCAGTAAACTCGCATTTGTTCCGAAATCTAACACGATTTCAAGGACAATATGCACCGAACCCATTCTGAATATGTTTTTTCAGAAAGGTATAGGGTCGGTCTTGGAGTCGAGATTACGTGAGGTCGTTGGTATAGACCTTAGTACTCAGCCTTCAAAAAACCGTGCCTTATGTCGGATTGGATCACTGGACGGTAGGTTTGGAACTATCGACCTATCATCAGCTAGTGATTCTATGTCTACGACACTTGTAAAGCAGTGGTTTCCAGACCACATTGTCAGGTGGCTGGAACTCACGCGTTGCAAGAAAACGATCTTACCAGATCGCCGTGTTTTAGACTTGCATATGATCTCTTCGATGGGGAATGCTTTTACTTTCCCATTGCAGACGATCTTTTTTACGTCCTTGGTCGTAGGTGCTTATCGAGCGCTCGATTTAAAGATCGAGTATCCTCGTGGCGACGCTAACGGGAACTTCTCCGTGTTCGGTGACGATATCATCGTTCGCAAAGAGGCTTATAACCTCGTTGTTAGGATGTTATCATTTACCGGATTTAGCGTAAACTACGATAAATCCTTCAATGAAGGATATTTTCGTGAGTCCTGTGGCCATGATTACTATCAAGGTCACAACATCAGAGGGGTCTATCTTAAGAAGCTTCTCGATGACCAGGACTGTTACTCTGCATTCAACAGGCTTGTCTTTTGGAGTGCACGACATGGGGTTACTTTAGACCATTGCCTACGTTACCTAATGGAACAGGTGACGCGGGTCCTCTTCGTTCCTCTTCACGAGGATGATGAGGCTGGGTTCAAGGTTCCTTTGTCGTATGTTAGACATCTCATAGCCCGCAATCGTAGGTTTCAAAGTTATAACTACGTTGCAGCTAAGCGAAAGCCTAACGTACTTCGCATGCCAATTGACCAGTCGGACGAACGAGCTGTGCGGCGTCTAAAACGCGCCATACCAGGCTGGAGTTATAACCCAGCTGGCTTGCTCCTACTCCTATTGCATGGTAGCATTCGGGACGGCCATCTTACTCTCCGGTTAGAGAGTTCGAAGACCGAATATTGTAAGAGACACAGTTCTTGTTGGGACTATGTCAATTACGACGGACCCGAGAGGGCCACCATTGGCTGTCGAATTTCTGACAGCCTCGGCGCACTT